AGCAACAAGAAAAAGATATCGAAGCCGCTGGTGTCGTTGCTACTAGTGAAGTAGTAACAGAAGTCGGACATGAACCAATTGTTGTTGAACATGTAGATGTCGTTAAAGTTAGTATTCAAGAGGAAGTCGAAGTTACAGATACACCAGACTTTCAGTCAATGACTAAGAAGCAGTTAGATGAATGGGCAGAAGAAAATCTTGGTATACAGTTAGACCGTAGACATACAAAAGCAAAATTAATTGAAGAAATTAAAGAAAATCTTTAATTAACACTTGCGTTTTTTATAAAAGTATAGTATAATAATACTATGCTTAATGAAAAATTTACCTATAATCCCCTAGAACGAGTAAACATTAAAGGCAGTCGGCATTATCAAACGCCTGACGGACAGCCTTTGCCTAGTGTTACTACCGTACTTGATGCATTAAAAGATAAAACTGCTTTATTTGAATGGCGCAAACGTGTCGGCAATGAAGAGGCAGATAGAATCATGCGACTTGCTACTGGTATCGGAACACAAGTTCACTTACATTTAGAAAAATTTATATTAGAAGAAGATAGACCTTCTGGTACAAATCTCATCCATCAAATGGCAAAAGAATTATCAAACATTGTTATTGAACAAGGTTTGAGTAAAATCGATGAAGTTTGGGGGACAGAAGTTCCGTTATATTATCCCGAATTATATGCAGGCACAACAGACTGTGTTGGAGTATACGAAGGTAAACCAGCAATTATCGATTTCAAAACAACTCGTAAGCCGAAGAAACGTGAATGGATTGATGATTACTTCTTACAAGGTGCGGCATATGCCGAAGCACATAATAAGATTTATGGCACAGATATAAAAACAATTGTTATTATGATGATTGGTTGGGATGCAGAAGCAGATAATATGGGTAACTACCAAGAGTTTGTCGTTGAAAGTGATGAATATGAACGATATGCATTACAATGGGCTGGCAAGGTTCAAGCGTATTTTGATAAATACATGTAACTACTAGGAGTTACAAAATGGCAACAACAAACGTAAAAATATTATTAAGACGTGGGCTTCGTCAGGAGTTATCAGCAGATGTGCTTGAAACTGGTGAGATGGGGTTCGCAAACGACACCAACCAGTTATACATAGGCATCGATGATGCAATAGACGAAGTGGTTTTTGACCCCTTTGTTAATGCACATGCAGTTATTCAATCGTGGCTAGATAGTTCAGATAATCCTGAACCTGGATTAATAGTCGATGAAGACTTAAATATCAGAAATGTTACAAATGTTACTGCATTAATTGATGCAATGAACACTAGTGCAGGTTTTAATGCTTCAAACTTTGCAAGAGCAAGACGTAATGTTGAGGTATTAACTGAGAATAGTTTCAATCAAGTGTATGCAGATATGCATTTACAATCGCATTCTTCGGCTCTTGGCTTACGTTCAGATTTGTTCACCAAAGAACTAGGTACAACTTCTGGGACATTTTTAAAATATGACAAAAATATTTGTACTACATTCTTTGTTGATTATTCACTTAAGCAAGTAGGCACCACAATGACATATGTTCGTGTTGGTACTATTAAAGTAATCAATGGCGTACCACAAGGCATTGCACAAGTAAAAATTACAGATGAAAATACTGAAATCTGGCAAGATGATGGTGACGGAACAGCAGATGTAGATGAATTTTCAAATATTGTTTTCGCCGCAACAATCGACGGTGACGATATGAAGATTAACTACACACAAGATGCATCATTCACAACGGAAATTAGTTATACAGTAAAACGTTGGACTATGTAATATGCGAGACAAAGCATCATTGCTTTACGAGTGGCGTCAACTTCGGTTAGACCTCAAAGAAAATTTAGATAAACAAACTCTACAAAAAGTAAATGACTGGTGGAGAGCAATCCCATGCCATGTTAACGGGTTTAATTATGATGATATAAGTACATGGCCTGATGTCTGGGAATATATAAGTGAAGAATTCTATACTAATAGCGGACATGGGTTAGGGTGTTTCTACACATTTCATTACGCACATCCAAGAAAAAAAGCAGAAGTATGGCTTATTATGGATATGGAATATGGTGGAATGTACTTAGTTACCTACGCAGATGGATATATTCTCAATCGTATAAGTGGAGAAGTTCAGTTATATGAAGATATTAAAGATGATTTAGATATTATGACTAAAATTACGCCAGAAGATATAGATTTTGCAATAAAAAAGCGTAATTCACAATAAATTATATCTACAGTTAATAATTTAAATAAATAGTAATAACAATAAAGAACGTACTTATATGCGAGTATTTGGCGTTCTCAGGGTTAATTTAATAAGGAAAAGTGAAGATGCTAAAAGAAACAAATTATAAAAGTGGGGATATCGTAACGTTATATTTACAGACAGGTCAAGAAATATTGGGCAAGTTTGTTAAAGAAGATGATTGTTGTACAGTATTAAACAAAGCGTTGACTGTTGCAATCGGTCCGCAGGGAGCGGCATTTCAACCGTTTACTGTCACAGGCGATAGTGAGAAAGAAGTAGAATTTAAAACAGACAAGATTATTTCAGTCTTAAAAACGAATAAACAAACAACGGAAGCATATAGAGCCGCAACTAGTGGTATCATAGTTCCAAAAGAAGGATTGGTGACATAAATGCCACAGGCTGCGAGAACAACAGACCCAATTACTGCACATTCCCCTTGTGGGCCTGGCACGTGTGGTATGGGAAGTGAGAATGTGATTATCGAAAATAAACTTGCATATCGTGTAAGTGATAAAACATTTCCACATTCTATCCCTCAGGGTAGTCCTCCGGTATGTGTTCCGCATGTTACACCATTGACACAAGGGTCAAACAATGTGTTTATCAATAATAAGCCAGCAGGTAGAGTAGGTGATGCACATTCATGTGGTACGAAAGTTGTATCAGGTGCAAGTAAGGTGATTATAAATGGCTAGTGAAGCAGAATTAGAACGACTATATCAACTGTTTGTTATAAATGGTGGTGGAGATTTTACATTCTCTAATACTAACCTAACACCTAAACAATACTCACAATTAGTGAGTGCATCACAACTAACGCCACGTCAAATGGCAGAGTTAGAAGCGAGGCAATTACAATATAACAAACAGTCGGCATTGAACGTTTTCGCATCAGAGATAGATACAAACAACTTTTCAAACCCATATGTTGCTAGAACTACAAATAGTAATTCTTTATTGTCGGCATTAACTGCCTCTGCAGGAATGTCAAACTTCAATGCATTAGCAGGAGCATTTTCAGGCATCTCATCTGCCGATAAGGCTTTAATTTTTGCAGGAGTTCTAACAGCGACTGGTGTTGACTTGGATGGACTATTAAAAGTTGTCGGTATTGCAACAATTGGCGGAGCAATGTTCTCATCATTGTTGTCTCATACAAATGGGCAAACTGCAAATATACCACAAACAATGGCAGATGCAAGTTCTCTTGCATCAATGAATGCACAGTTTGGCGAACAACAGTCTAGTTGTTCATTCTTTAATCAATTAATGGGTATTATGGGCGGTGTATTTGACGGTACTTTGGATTTCGTTGACGGTGCGATTAGTGATATCACTTCGTTAATAAATCAAACTGGCATTCCTCAAGTAATCGACAGTATGACAAGTGCAATATCAAGTGTTATTGGTGCCGCTGGCGGAGTAATAGATGATATAATTTCTGGTATTTCTAGTGCGTTAGGTCCTATTATGTCTGGACTGACAGGTGCGTTGGCAGGAGTAATAGGCTCGATAGGAAGTATTGCAAATAAATTAACAAACGCTATTGGCGATATATCTAGTCAAATTGCTAATGAAATTGGAAACTTTGCAAATATGGCGGCAGAACTGGCCGCAAAAGCATTAGCACTAACAATGGCTGCCGCGGCAATGGATCCGTGTCAAATGGCAGTTATTTTAAATACAGGTTCTTCTGATATGAAAGATGCAGTAAATAAAATAACAAAATCACCTTCTACTAATCTAACATCAGAAATACCATATGAGATAGACCCTAGAGCAAACGCAGAAGAAGTAATTTCGACTATGGCATCTGTAGTTGAAAAGGCAGCAAAAGCACCCGGAGTGGTGCAAAATCCAATGACAGAAGCGGCAAAATTATATACACCGTTTGATGGTTATTTACATGAAGCGTTTGGTGATGCAAGTGGTAGTGTGTTTGCAGATATTGAAGAAGTAGTTACAGATTCAGGTGAAGTAATCACTTCGTTAAAAAGTGCAACGGCACCTGATACGAAAAGTGATAATACCGATACAACTAAGACAGGTAAAGAAGTTGAATCAGAAGCACAAATACAAGTCTTATCAAAATTTTATTATGATACAAGAAGTACATATAGTGTTTATGCTGACTGGACATCAAAACAAATGGAATACATACGTGACAATAGAGTAGTAATGATACAAATGCAACGAGCATTAGAAAAGAATAACTTTACTAATAAAGAAGACCTTAAAATAAGAATAACAGAATTGATTTCAATAACGAAAACAAATTCAGAGACAGTGAAAAATTTACGTAAGAATTATAAAAATGAATTTACATATTTCACTCCTGGTGGTTTGCCTAGTCTTGTACAAGAAAAGAAAATCAAGCATATCTACCAAACTCGAATTAAACCACAAATGACCCGAAGTTATAATAATGCGGTAACTAGTTTAGCAAATATTCAAGCAGAGTGGTCATCAATAGACAAGCAACTTTATTGATAAATACATTAACAATAAGGAGTTAAGTTATGAAACTACATGAATTGATACAAGATATGGAAGAAGGTGTCAACGACCCACATATCTTTAAAGCAGTATTTATGGCAGGAGGACCTGGTTCAGGTAAGTCCTTTGTAGCAAAAAAGATGCTGGCAGGGACTGGGTTAAAGATGCTAAACTCAGATGAAATTTATGAATTTCTTATGAAGAAACAAGGATTAGACCTAGACCCTGACACGATTGCGAGTGATAAAGGACAAGAGATTAGAGGAAACGCAAAATCTAAGTATGATAAGCGTGAGGGCTGGTGGCATGACGGTCGTTTAGGTTTGGCGATTGATGGTACAGGTAAAGATTTAACAAAAGTTAAAGCCGCAAATGAGAAATTAGAAACAATGGGGTATGACACTATGATGCTATTTGTTAATACTAGTTTAGAAGTAGCACAAGAGCGTAATCTTCAACGTCAAAGAAGTCTAAAACCAGAACTAGTTGAAGAACTATGGCGACAAGTACAAGACAATATTATGAAGTTCCAACAAATCTTTGGTGCATCAAATTTTCATGTTGTAGATAATAACGGTGGTCTGGAAGACCCAGATAGAGCAGAAAACTTTAAGAAAGTTGATAGAAATATTGACAGGTTTCTAAATTCACCAGTAACACATCGTAATGCAAAAGCATGGATACAAAGTCAGAAAAAACCCAAATAACTATTGACAATGGCAGTCATTTAGTGTATCTTATATATAAGTAAAAAGAAGCAGGGCACAACATTGAACGATATACTAACAGAACTTGGTGAATACCGAGAAGATTTAGATTTAGATTATTTAAGAGAAACCCACGTACATTATTGCACACCTTGTTATGGTGGACAAGTAACAGAACCCTTCTTTCGTTCATGGTCAAAAGCACACATGACCTATACGAAATACAAAATTCCATACTCAGTAACGACATCAGCAAATGAAAGTTTGATTTCACGTGCCAGATGTCATATGGTTGCTTATTTTATGGCTAACCCAAAAGCAACACACCTTATGTTTATTGACGCAGATATTAATTTTGATTGCGTAGATATCATGCATATGTTACAACACGATAAAGATATTATTGTCGGTGCTTACCCAAAGAAAGATTTAGATTGGGCTACAATGGAAGATGCATTGAACGATGGACCTCTAAACCCAGGTGAACTTAAAGAGATTGGTTCTAACTATGCTATGAATATGGCATGGGTAGATAAAGAAGAAGGTGGACGCAGACTTGATGTTCAAAATGGTTTAATTAAATTAAAAGATGCGGCAACAGGATTTATGCTAATTAAACGAGAAGTCATTATGAAAATGATTGATGCATATCCTGATTTGTACTTTAACAATGATTTGAATTTAGACCCAGAGTTTGCTAAGTGGACATATCTATTTTTTGATTGTATGCATGAAAAAGAAACAAAACGATACTTGTCAGAAGATTACGCATTTTGTCGTAGATGGCAGGCATTAGGAGGTGAAGTATGGTTAGACCCTCTTATAAAACTAGACCATGTAGGGCATTTTACATTTGAAGGAAATGTAGGCAAGATGTTCTATTCGAATTAACTTCTAATAGAATGCGAGTTATCTTAGAAGATAAGTACATATAGAATAACAAAATACTGGAGAGTATCAATAATGAGTTTATTAAAGAAATTTAGCGAAGTATATGCAAGTAAAAAAGAAGACGAAATGTCTTTAGAAGATTACTTAAAATTATGTAAGAAAGATAAATTAGCATATGCATCTGCGGCTGAGAGATTACTTGATGCAATCGGTGAACCGACTGTAGTAGACACAAGTTCACAACCAAGACTCAGCCGTATTTTTCTAAACCGTACAATTAAAGTCTATCCTGCATTCGAAGACTTTTACGGAATGGAAGAACCAATCGAAAGGCTAGTGTCATATTTTCGACACTCAGCACAAGGACTAGAAGAAAAGAAACAAGTATTATATTTGTTAGGACCAGTTGGCGGTGGTAAATCGTCACTCGCAGAACGTCTAAAAGAACTAATGGAAAAGCATCCGATTTATGTGCTTAAAGCAGGTGATGAAATTTCACCAGTATACGAGACACCATTAGGATTGTTTGACCAAAAAGAATTTGGTAAAGAGGTAGAAAAACAATATAAAATCCCACAGAGGTATCTTAATGGATTATTATCTCCTTGGGCAGTAAAACGCCTTGAAGAATTTGAAGGTGATATATCTAAGTTTTCAGTTGTAAAGATGTATCCATCTAAACTGAAACAAGTTGGTATTATGAAAACAGAACCTGGAGATGATAACAACCAAGACATTTCATCACTAGTAGGTAAGACAGATATTCGTAAGTTAGAATATTTCTCACAGAATGACCCAGACAGTTATGCATTCTCTGGTGGGTTATGCCGTGGTAATCAAGGTATCATGGAATTTGTAGAAATGTTCAAAGCACCTATAAAAGTTTTGCATCCACTACTAACTGCAACACAAGAAGGAAACTATATGGGTACTGAAGGTATCTCAGCGATTCCATTTAACGGTGTTGTGGTTGCTCACTCTAATGAAAGTGAATGGGAAGCATTTCGTAATAATAAAAACAATGAAGCATTCTTAGATAGAGTATATATCGTCAAAGTACCTTACTGTTTACGTGCTACAGAAGAAACTCGAATTTATGAAAAGATGCTATCATCTTCTGGACTAGATAATACTAACTGTGCACCGCATACGTTAGATATGTTAGCACAGTTCTCCGTGTTATCACGTTTAAAAGAACATACTAATTCAAACTTGGCAGCCAAGATGAGAGTTTATGACGGCGAAAATCTACATGATGTAGACCCGAAAGCAAGAACAATGCAAGAATATAAAGATACCGCAGGCGTAGATGAAGGAATGTACGGTATGAGTACACGTTTTGCATTTAAGATTTTGTCACAAGCATTCAACTTTGATGCTAACGAAGTAGCGGCAGACCCAGTACATCTTATGTATGTGTTAGAGACAGCAATTAAACGTGAACAGTTTCCAGAAGACACAGAAAACAAATTGCTTGGATTTATTAAAGACCACTTGAGTGTAAAATATGCAGAACAAGTAGGCAACGAAATTCAAAAAGCATACTTAGAAAGTTATAATGAATATGGTCAAAACTTATTTGATAGATACTTAGATTATGCTGACCACTGGATTCAAAATATTGATTTTAAAGACCCTGACACAGGTAACTTATTTGACCGTTCTGTTCTTAATGAAGAATTAGAGAAGATTGAAAAGCCGGCAGGCATTGCTAACCCGAAAGATTTTCGTAATGAAGTTGTTAATTGGGTCTTACGTGCAAGAAGCAACCACGATGGTAACAACCCACCATGGACTGCATATGAAAAGATGCGTGAAGTTATTGAAACTAAGATGTTCGCAGGAACAGAAGAATTGCTTCCAGTAATCTCATTCGGTAGTAAGAAGAATAAGGAAGACCAGTCTAAACATGATGAATTTGTTGATAGAATGGTAGCAAAAGGTTATACTGAACGCCAAGTCAAGAGGTTAGTAGAATGGTATATGAGAGTGCAGAAGTCTAATTAAGGACAGAGCATGGGAAACACAATTATTGATAGAAGAAAAAACCCAGGAGGGAAATCTTCTAGTAACAGACAAAAGTTTATCAAGCGTACTAAAGATGAAATACGCAAGAGTATACATGACACGCTTGGTAAACGAAGCATTAAAGGTTCTGGTGATGACCAGGATGTTGTAATCACACGTAAAGGCATTGACGAGCCTCAGTTTAATCACAATCCAAATAGTGGGTCTAGGGATATCGTTCTTCCGGGCAATGAAGATTTTATCGTAGACGATTTATTACAGAAACCACCAAGTGGAGAGGGTCAAGGAGCAGGACCAAAGGGTTCTAACGAGGGTATAGGTGAAGACGAATTTGCATTTGCATTAAGCAATGATGAATTTGTTAATATCTTATTCGAAGACTTAGAATTGCCACATATGATTTCTAAAGAAAACAAAGCAGTTGAACGTTATGAATTGTCACGTGCTGGTTACACTAATGATGGAAATCCGGCTCAATTAAACTTAGAACAGAGTATGGTTAATGCTATTGGGCGTAAGATTGCGTTACGTACACCTAAGTTAAAAAAGATTAAAGAACTGGAAGCAGAATTAGAGTCATGCAAAGATGAGCAACGTAGATTAGAGATAGAAGAAGAAATCAAATCCCTACGCACACGTGCTAATGCAGTTGCATTTGTAGACCCAGTAGATTTACGATATAACAATTTCAGCAAAAAACCATCCCCAATATCACAAGCAGTAGTATTCTTTGTAATGGATGTTAGTGCGAGTATGAGCGAACAACACAAAGACTTAGCAAAAAGGTTCTTTATGTTACTTAATTTGTTCGTTTCACGTAAATACAAGAAAGTAGAATGTGTTTTCATTAGACATCATATTGAAGCACGTGAATGTACAGAAGAAGAATTTTTTAATGACAGAGAGAATGGTGGTACAGTTGTATCAAGTGCATTTGTTAAAGCAAAAGAGATTATGAAAGATAGATATCCTACAAATGAATGGAATATTTACTTTGCACAAGCAAGTGACGGTGATAATTGGGGGCATGATAATGAAGTGTTGAAAGATATACTTCAAAAAGATATTCTACCAGAAACACAATACTTTAGTTATATTCAAGTAGGCAAGGCTAGAAGTTACGCTCATATGGGTGGGAACTTGATTGGTGAATACAAAGAGTTAGAAGACAAATACGATAACGTGATTTCTAAACAGATAGAAAATACAGAAGATATATATCCAGTGTTCAGAGAAATATTTAAAGTTAAAGGCGCTAAGTAATGGGATTATTATATAAAGGTTCTAGTTGGAATTTTGATACTTTGTACAGCACAATGGATGCATGTGAAGAAATTGCAGTTAACGATATGGGTCTTGATTGTTTCCCTAATCAGATTGAAATCATTACAGTGGAGCAAATGCTAGATGCATATTCAAGTGTCGGTATGCCATTGATGTATAATCACTGGAGTTTTGGTAAGAGTTTTATTGGTAATATGAAACAATATTCAAGAGGTGAAATGGGTCTTGCATATGAGTTAGTTATTAATTCTAATCCGTGTATCAATTATCTCATGGAAGAAAACTCAATGACTACACAAGCATTAGTTATTGCACATGCGGCATTTGGACATAATCATTTCTTTAAGAATAATTATCTGTTTAAACAATGGACATCACCTGATGCTATCGTTGACTATCTAGTATTTGCTAAGAATTATATACGTCAATGCGAAGAAAGTTACGGCGCTGACATTGTTGAAGAAACACTGGATGCCTGTCACGCTATTCAATATCAGAGTATTAACAAATACAAAAGACCTAATAAATTGAATGCACGTGATGAATTTGATAAGCAACTTAAACGAAGTGAATACTTACAATCACAAGTAAATGATTTATGGCGTACATTACCTGATAAAAAAGAAAAAGAAAAAAGTGAAGAATTTACTTGGCCTTCAGAACCAGAAGAAAACTTATTGTACTTCTTAGAAAAACATTCACCAGTACTTGCTCCTTGGCAACGTGAGATTTGTCGTATTGTCAGACGTATTGCACAATACTTCTATCCACAATATCAAACGAAAGTAATGAATGAAGGTTTTGCTTCTTTTACTCATCACTATATTTTTAATGAACTTTACAATCAAGGTAAAGTAGATGATGGTGCTATGCTTGAATTCTTTAGATTACATAGTGCAGTTTTATATCAACCATCTTTTAACTCGCCTCATTATAGTGGATTTAATCCTTATGCGTTAGGGTTTGCTATTTTAAAAGATGTACAACGTATTTGTCAAACACCTGACAAAGAAGATGAAGCATGGTTCCCACATATTGTAGGAACAAACTGGCGTGATACAATTAAAGATATTGTAGCAAACTATCGGGATGAAAGTGCCATCTTACAGTTCTTAGGACCGAAAGTAATTAGAGACTGGAGATTGTTTAGTCTGCATGATGAAGAACACTATGATAACTATCATGTAACTGATATTCATAATGAACTAGGGTTTAAGCGGATTAGAAAAGCACTAAGTTCTAGTTATGAAACAGCGGCGATGATACCAGATATTCAGATTACTAATGCAGACGTAACAGAGACTAGAGAACTAACACTACAGCATTCCAGTTATAAAGGAAAGAGACTAGATAAAGCAACTGCAAATAATGTACTATTGCATGTACAAAAGTTGTGGGGATATGATGTTAAGTTATATTCTTCTTATGATGATGTAACACTTGATATGTATGAATGTAAACGTGAACCGAGAAAGTAATGAAAAAAAAGAAATGGGGGTTAGTACAAGTAGATAAAACTATGGAAATGTATCTACGTCTCCGTAATAAAGCCAAAAAAAAGCGCACCGAATGATGCGCTCTATTTTAGTTAACTTGTTTTGTACATATCGTGTTTAAATTCAGAAATCTCATTGGCTTTTTTGTAATAACCTCTATTTCTTAGTTCTCTAATTGCCATGCAGTAACTTCTATACTCCATTGCTTTTACAAATCTTTTAAACATTACTTACTCTCCAACATTAACTTTTTTGCTTCTTCATAATACCCTTGTCTAGCAAGTTCTCTAGCCGCTCTTGCACGACCGGCAGATTCACCTATTGACCAAATACCCATTACAAATTTTAAAAAAGCCTGTTTAGTTACATCACATACTTGACAAGTTTTAGTATATATTGCAGTTGTCATTATACCCATCCTTTTAAGTTTGAATTTTCACGCATCAATAGTCGTTGTCTACGTTCTAAGTCAACCAAGTCTTTTGATTGAGATAGATATTCGTATTCAATTTCTTGTTGTGTTTTTGGTTTAATTCTTTTAAATATTTTCTTTATAAAATTCATTTTTTGTATCTGCCTTCCTTTCTCATAGTCTTAGCGATACGGCCAATATCACCTCTGTTTATGCCGATATCGTTTAGTTCTCTATCTGTAAGAGCACCTAATGACTTACGTGTAGCATTTTCATTTGAGACTTGTTTCATAAAGTCTACCCATCCTAACATGCGTTTCATTTTCTGCCTCCCTTATCAAACTTTGGTCTATTACCACCATTATCTAACATTTGTTGATAGGCCCATTGCCAATCATTTCCGTACTCTGTTTTTGCCCACTGTAACAAATCCGGACGGCCACCTTTTCTTGGACCGCGCAAGGATTCTAGGGCAGTAAAAAATCTTACTGTCATTTTTTATCTCCGTTGTAGATTATCAAGTTATATTGTTAATGCTTAAGTAAAAGCAATACCGCGGACTATTCCCGCCGCCAACCCTTGTAACGCATGGATATGCGCTAGTCTGTCCTAGTGTCTTTCTAAAACTGAAAAAGTATGCCTCTTTCAATCTTTATTTATATATACCCTTCTTTTATACTAATATTTATGTATAATATCATGCTTTTTTGTGAATGTCAACGTATTCCCGCTATGCATTTTTTACATACCTAAAAAAACACTTGACCCTGTTATCATTTTGTGATACAATAATTAAAGATTTAGGAGAACTATATGAATACAGTATTTTGTTTAAAGTATAAAAAAGACTTGCCTGCTTTAACTAAGGCACCCTTTCCGGGACCTGAAGGAGACAAGATTTTAGAAAACATTTCACAGAGAGCATGGGAAGCCTGGTTAAATGTTCAGACAATGTTCATCAATGAAAACAGAATGAATATGATGGACCCAGATGCAAGAGTTTTTCTTGCTGAACGCAGAAATGAATTTTTGTATGAAGACTCAGAAATGGATTTACCGCCGGACTTTGTTCCAGAATGAACCGTAAATTAGTATACAAAGGTTATACAGAACATGCTCAAGTAAATGGAAACAAGAGTATGTGCGGAGCATATCTGTTTGATAAGATTGATATATCTGCATTGACTTGGATGAGTGAAGAATTCTTAACGGAGATGAGAGGTGTATATGCAGTAACTAATGAAGTGAAAATGCAATTTAATAAGAGCGTGTTTCCTTTTGGTTACTTAGAAATATATGCAGAGTGTGTGGATATTACACCAGCAAGAATTGATATCAAAGTTGAAATGATGTATAGAGACAGAGATACCATAGAATATGAAATGGCCACAAATGCGATTGTATCATTTAGTATTATAGATGAAAATACAAGAAAATTAAAACGAATTCCAAGAGAGGTAATGAATGCAATCAAAGGGTAGAGTATTAGTAACAGGTGGTGCAGGATATATTGGTACAGAATTAGTAAAACAATTATATGTCAAAGGATACACTGTGACTGTAATTGATAAAAAAGAAAAACCAGAAAATTGGGAACATGTGAAATATATTAAAGGCGACATTCAAAATGCGGCAAGATGTGTTATTGCGTGTGCGGGGCAAGATTTTGTAATTCACTTAGCGGCAAAACCACGCATACCTGAAAGTTTCATTAACCCTGATTCTTATTATGACAACAATGTTACAGGAACAAAAAATGTCCTGACTGCCGCAAGTGCAGTTGGTGTTAGGAAACTTGTGTATGCAAGTTCGAGTTCGATATACGGTAATAACCCAGCACCACATAAACCCTATCATAAGCCTGACCCACTGAACTACTATGCTATGACAAAGTTGTTTGGTGAACACTTGTGTAAGCAGTATAAGAATATGTTTGATTTGAATTATAATATTCTACGTTTCTTCACGGTGTATTCAGAAAATCAACCAAACTCCAATGAAGGTGGATTGATGATTGGTAAGTTTGCTAGGTTAGCCAAAGAAGGAAAAGACCTTACAGTACATGGTGATGGTGAATATAAACGTGATTATTGCCATGTTTCTGACGTTGCGGCCGCATGTATCTCTAGTATTGAGTCCAAAGTAAAGAACGAAACGTTCAATGTGGGTACAGGGACAAATATAACAGTCAATGGTGTTATTGATATTCTAAGGAAATATTCGGATGTAAAAGTTATAAATATAGATAACCCACGTGGGTATGCAAAAGAAACTTTAGCAGATATTAGTAAAACTAAAAAATTATTGAATTGGCATCCGAGAACCTCTATTGTAGATGGTATAGATGCAACGTATAAGGTATTATTTGAATGAGCCATGTAGATTATCATATCAGACAAAAAGATAATTCAGAACTAGCAATCAAATGGAGTATTGCTATTCTAACCGCATTTATTGTTATTGAATATATAGGTGCAGTTATAAGTAACTCAATTGCGTTATTAAGTGATGCGGGACATTTGGCGACAGACGTACTTGCTATGAGCATTGCTTTATTTGGTTTTTGGATTGGCAAGAAAGCACCGACAGAAAAATATACATATGGATTTATGAGAGCCGAAGTAATTGCGGCGTTTATTAATGCATTACTTTGGTTTGTGTTATTTGCATTTATCATTTGGGAATCCGTTGATAGATTAATTAATCCAGTTGAAGTAGACCCAAATACGTTATTGCCTGTTGCAATATTAGGTCTCATTGCTAATTTAGTAGTGTTTAAGATATTACATGCAAACCATACGGGTAATAGCATTAATATGCGAGGCGCAATCTTACACGTCATATTAGATATATTTGGAAGTATTGCGGCTATTATCAGTGGCATAGTTATCTATTTTACAGATTGGTATTATGCAGATTCTATTATTGGTATACTTCTAGCGGCACTTATTTTAAAAAGTGGCTGGGAATTACTTAAAGACTGTGTATCTATTATGATGGAACATAAACCAGATTATATATCAGAAGAAGATATAAGAAAGACAGTTTTATCTAAAGCACCTGATGTTGAAGATATACATCATGTACACATTTGGGAACTGTCAGGTAGAAAAGTAGCAATGACGCTACATGTTACATTGAAAGAAAAGGGTGATTGCAACAGCGCAATTTATTTAACTAAACGGGCATTGTACGAAGACTTCGGTGTTACGCATTGTACAGTACAAGCAGAACATGGAACATGCCCAGATGAGGAATACTATGGAATTAGTTAGTGAAAACGATAAGATATTAAAAACAGTTTGTGAAGAATACGGAGAAATCACAGAAGAAACAAAAAAATTGGTATATGACATGATTGTAATTATGCAAGAACATGACGGCATTGGTCTAGCGGCACCACAAGTTGGGGTGAGTAAACGTTTGTTTGTTGTGGGACACAAAGATACTGGATTTGTTGTTTGTATTAACCCTTCATACGAAGTTGCAGAAGATAGTGAAACAGTAAAGTACCAAGAAGGTTGTTTGAGTTTTCCGCACTTAGAAATGAAAGTTCCACGACACACTAGTATTCTTACTAAGTTCACAGATTTAAGTGGCAATCAAAGAGAAAGTTTATTTACTGGTGTATGGGCCCAAGCATTTCAACATGAGTATGACCACTTAGAAGGTATCACTTTTGATACAAGAGCAGGCGCAACATCACTAAACTTAGCGATGTCAAAGCGCAAGAACAAATTAAAAAAAATAGCAAGAAAAAAATAATTTCAAATGTATTATGATACGATTTGACAACGAAATTCTCAATGGTGAGAATAATAAGAAAGGAGTAAATATGTTTACTTGGATTAAAGACAGACTAAAAGAAAGAACAACTTTTGATGGCATTCTACTATTAGTAGCAGGTGCATCAGTCGTGTTTCTAGGACCTATCGCTAAACTATTAGCATGGGGAATGATGGCATACGGTGCCTGGACTATTTGGAAAAGCGAATAGTATAAATACAATAAGTGAACATAGCGACTTAATGTCGCTATGTTGTTACAAGAAAGGTTTTATGCGTTGCCTACTAATGTATCATACAGCAAGTATTTGACTATAGACTGGAAAGAAGCAAACAGAATGTTTTTTTATGTCAAAGGTCATTTGATTCCAGATGAATATACTCTGGAAGATGTACAAAGTATGTATGATAGTTATTTCAAAAGGCTTTGGGGGAACAATGAAAGAGCAGAATATTGCTGTGATGAGTTCGAAGCATTATGGGAAAAAAGAACGCAATAAATTAAACGGAGAAGATAGTGGCTTATTCAGACAAAGTGTTAGACCATTATAATAACCCACGTAACGTTGGTAAATTTGACCCTAATGAACCTAATATAGGTACTGGAATGGTTGGTGCACCGGCATGTGGTGATGTTATGCGTTTACAAATAAAAGTAAACGATGAAGGAATTATAGAAGATGCAAAATTTAAAACATACGGATGCGGCAGTGCTATTGCTAGTTCAAGCATGGTAACAACAATGCTAA